TATGGTGTGCTACCTGACCAAGTTGCGTGAGTTACACGTATGCCAATATTCAATTGTGCACCTGCGTTTAGTTCACCTGCTACCGGAGTTAAGTCAACTGTAAATATTGCCTGTGGTATTGTTTGAGGACCATTAATGGTATAATTACCACTTGCAGTACCATCTATCAACGGGTCATTGCTTATCTCTTTAGAGTCTAAAGATGATACGTATGTCAGTCTTATTGGATTGTCAAACTTATCAATCAGGTCATATCCTTCAACGTAGTTACCATAAACAAGTCTATTGCCCATAATAGTCTGAGCCTTTGCAAGTAATGGTACGTTGTCATAAAGACGCAGCAACTCTGACTCCGGGAGTACGGTGTATATCTTGCTATTGGTAAAAGTATACTGAAGAGTTGTGTTATCAGGCAAACCTAAGTCAGCCTTGTTCAGTTTTTCAATAACCTTTATTGAATTGCTACCTGCTTCTTTGAATAATAAATCAATACCTTTTACAAGTGGACCACCTGTAAAATAGTTTATGATGGTGGTATTTGCCAAGTTGACCATACCCTCGTTCAAGAAACTATTTACGCTAAACTCAAATGGGTTTGGCAAAAATGCAGGAGCACTGAACTGAGATGTGGCAGAATATTCTCCATCAGCATAACGATACCTATATGCAAAGCAAATGAATCTTTCTTCCAAGAAATTCTGCTGACCACCTGTAGTAAGAGGCTGAATAGTTGGAGCCTCAGTTGGTGGCTTCTTTACTACTAATATAGTCTCATCTGTAAATGAGTCAATAAATGAAACAGGAGGAGAATAGGTCCGTGTTATGTTTATAAATCTTGGCTGATTATAATCATCAGTCCAAAACAACAATCCTTCTTGATTTGAATCAACAATGTTTACTCCTGTGATAACATACTGAGGATTGAAGTTAAGGGTTGTATTGATATTGTTACCATCATCTATACTTATCAGATGGTATGTCAATACATTTGTCTCAGTGTTAAAAGAAACAACCAAGTCAAGTTTACCTGTAGCACCTTGAGAAAAGTTTGGGTCGTGAACAAACCAATATATCGTCTCATTTGCACCATCTTGATAAGCACCAATACATTTAGCAGCAGCACTCAGTGCTACTCCTGTTGGAGGATATACAAGACTTGTCAATGGAAGATTGCCTTTTGCATTCTCAATAGCACCAATCTCAGATTCTTCAGAGGAACCTAATCGGCAGTTGAGTGCATCAATATATTCTCCATTGGGGATGAGGCGTTCATCAACCGCCTTGTTCATCCTACCTGCTACAAAGTTTCTTGAAATATTTGCCATATTACTTTATCCACTTATCCCTTCCTCGTAGGTTCATTAACAAACGTCCGGGATGAATATTGCTCAAACGAATTTTTGCATTGCGTAACAATGCTGATTTCTCTTTTCTTGCACGAGCCACAATGTACTCCTGAACTCCTATCTTATGGTTTAGGATTTCATACTCTATGTAAGCATACACGTATTTCTCAAACAACTTGTTTACTGAAATACGAGAGTCATCACCATTCTCCATACCATCAGATATGTATTCAAGTATGCAAGACTCTCCTGTCATTGAAGAATCAAAGTTTATTACACCTGCCTTCTTATCTACGTTGAATGTAGGATTGAAGTTTGCAGTCTCTGTCTCTAAACCATAACGTGCTCCGATTGCATAGTCAAAGTACCATAAGCCATCTACTTCCCATCCCATCTGACCGCTATATGGATTGCCCTGATTGAGATAAATACTTTTCTTCGTTCCTTTGATACGGTCAAAGTCAATCTCAGAATACTGAGGCTTCAGTACGTTACCGTTTTGGTCAAACAAAATATTGCCATTGTTACTCTGAAGATATGCATCTGAAGAAAGAGTCTGAATGTTTTCAGTCAATGGACGCAACCATCCGTCTTTATACAAAGAAATCCTAACCCAATTGACGAAGTCAGATGGCAATATGTACCTGAGGTTATCATCAACTGACAACTCCAATACTTTTACTTCTTTGAAAGCATCATAGTTTAATTCTTGTATCGCTCTCTTAGCGTGGAATAAAACCTTATAACGCTCTTCATTATTAATCAAAGAATGATTACCTGCATACATCAACATAAAATTGTTGACGATATCATACAGGCTCACGTATTGGTATGAACCCCAATTGTCTTGGTCATTATAGTAATCGAACTGTGATATATAAGCCATAGTTGTTTATTATTGTTGTTGCTGCTCTCTTTCCTCAACCTTAGCGAACTGATAAACCTCAGTCTCCCGGATAGATATACCTGCATACTGAAGAATCTTTTGAATCAGTTTATACTCATCCTCAAGAGGAATCTCAAAGTCTTGATAGTCCGGCTGAGATTGGTCAAAAGATGGCTCACCGTTTAACAGAGTAACATATGTCCACTTCGGTGTTTTTGGATATCTTATATATTGACTTACAATCTGACCTTGCTTTGCAATGGTCTCAGGATAAATACTAATCAAATCATATTCTTGAGTATATGCAGGATATGTGTTTGATGGTGCAGTCAATAGAGAGTTATTAAGCAATGTTATTTTATTATGGCTTACTCTCTCTACTTCATTCACAACACTTTTATCATATACGGCATAGTTATTTGGGAATACAGTAAATATGTTTGCTGATAATAGAAGCACAGTTTGAGATACCACGTTTACTACAGTGGCTTGATTCCCGGTAGAAAGATTTGCAACGATATCACCAACGGCTACACCATCAGTGATGAAAGTAGCAGATGAATCTTCTAATGAATTTAAAACAGTGTTTGTATTCTGACCTTGAGCAAGAATCACAGGATAGCACAGAACTTTATTTATCATAAAGTAGTCGTCACCTGTTGTGATTAATGATGGCAGAAAGTATGTGTTTATTGAATTATGACCTAAGAAATTAGTTACAGAAAAAATGTCAATCATCTCTTCAACACTTTTCTTCATATCTGCATATCCGGTTCCCGATACTCTTGCATTCTCTTTGTTTACAAGATTATTATACTCACTAAAGTATTCCTCGAATATTTCTAACTGTGCCTGTTGAGCATATAGGTTGAAATCTGAAGGAGAAACATACCCATAGTTGTTCTTATTAAGCACGGAGAGTACAGTATTTCTAACTGAATTAATCATCCCTTTCTGTTTTTACAAAGATACATAAAAAAAAAGAGGGGCTATACCCCTCTCTCTTTTAAGCGAACTGAATTAATTAGAATCCAAGTGGAACTCTAACATCTTAAGAGCCTCGATGCCTTCATCAGACTTCAAGAACAATGATACCAATACGTATGGGTCTTCACCATATGGTACGGTAAGCATCTTCTTTTTGTTTGTTGGGGTATTATACCAAACCTCTTTATTACCGTTTCTGAAACCTAATAGCCCCTTATCAAAGAAGACATGGACATTAGATTGAAGTTTCAGCATTGGGTCCTCAAGAGCATCAAGGAATTGCTTAGGATAGTTACGAGCATAGATAAGAATATCACGCTTCAACTCAGCAGTAGTAACCTTTGTTGTGTCACGTTGGAAAAGTACACGACCAACTGTCTCAAGTTGCTCAATGCTCATCTCACGTGCACGGATAAGAGCCTCTACTTCTACATTTAGTTCCTCAACTTCTTTCTGTGCATCACGCTCATTATCTACTTCCTCGAACAGTACACCATTCTGAGGATGATAATAAAGAAACTGTTGCAATACAGGATTGGTCTTTGGAACAAAAAGAAAACCTCTTTCAAAGGTTATCGGTTCGATGATAGCATTACCGTCTTGCTCTTCTTCAAATGGTGATTTTTGGTTAACCGCATAACGCAAGGCACGGTTTACATTTTTTTCTTCATCGTACCATAGCAGAGGATATCTGCGAGTGTTACGTGTTGCAATCGTGTAGGACAAAGGTGCGAGTTCGTTAACGAGTCGGTAGTACCTGTCCTTGGGTGTTAAATTTGATTTTTTCATTTTTGATAAGATATGATTTGAATTTAAAATAGGGGAGTGTCTTTGAAGACACCCCCCATTTGATTTGCTTAGGATTAAGCACCGTAACGGAACAGGAAGAAGTTGTTTGCTCCCAAAGTGCACACGGCACGTTCAGAGAGGAAGTTAACTTCCATTGCATCAAGGTCACTTGTTGCAGCACCTCCGGCAGAACCTGTAATCCAAGTTTTGTACCTGCGGTCTTCAGCCTCAGACGCACGGTAACGCACGTGAAGGAAAGGACGCTTGGCATTCTTACCAAGGATTTGGTCATACACAGTGGTAGAACCTGCAGGAACAAGCATACCTGTGATTACGTTAGCGGTAGTAGTACCTGTAGTAGACAGGGTCAGACCACCACGCATAGTTGGGTCGTTCAGATATTTCCAATCTGACTTGTAGAAGTCGTAACCTCTGCGGAATCCGCTGAAGCCAAGGTTCAAAGCCATATCGGTATCGTTGTCGAACAGACCGAATGAAGCAGCGTTAGCAGCACCTGTAGTACTGTAACCGTTCAAGGTAGCCAACATATCGTCAATGTCAAAAGAGAAGTCACGGTTAACGAAAAGAACATTCTCTTCGATAGAACCTTGCTTGTCAAGACGAGAAACGATTGTGTCGAAGTCAGCCAAGGTGGTAGGATTACCTGCACCCCATACGTTACCACGAGAGTTTACTACGTAGAACACACCTTCAGAACCTTTGTTACCATAGGTTGGGTTGAGTGCAGCGTTAACTACACCTGAACCTGTTTCAGCAGGAACGGCTTCCAACATAGCGGTCTCAAGGTAATCTTCAAAGCGAAGACGAGTCTCGTGCTCTGACTTCAAATACCACAGATATCCGGTAGCACCGTTTTCGGTGGTTACTTCAACCCATCCAATCTGAGCCATATCAGAACCTGAAACGGCATATTTGTCTTTGATGATGATGGGAGAGTTGCTGAAGATTTCGTCTTCTGCTTCCAATGAACCAATCATTCCAACAGTACCTTTCTTAAATTCAGAACCGTAAATGAATACAGTGAATTTGTTGGCTGCTGAAGCGTTAGTCATACCTGCTGCTTCGTAGAAGGCTACAGTAAAGGTAGCAGCCGAAGTGCTAACTGCGGTAACGATACCTTTGTTTTGAGTAGGACCTGCTACGTTAGGAGTAATCATAACGGTTTGACCGGGACGGATAGCGATACCTGTTACGTTAAGGTCATTAACGGTGAAGGTAGCACTGTCAGCACTTGCCAAAACAGTAGTGGTTACATCCACATACTTGGTGTGAAGACGACCTTGTTCTGCCCATTTGATTTGGTCAGAGTTTGAAGGCATCTCAGCACCAACCATACGAAGGAAGGATGCTACGGTGCGGTTTCCATAACGCTCAAATTCTTTCTCGTAGGTATCAGGAAGATACTGATTCAAGAAGTTGAAGTTAGTAATGTAATTGGTGGATAGG